CTTCGGTATCCACTGCCCCGCGATCAACACCGACGGGACGAGTTTTTGTTGTTTTTGGATGCGATTGTCGGTACTCTTCTGTTCCCGGGACAAACGCGTTTATTAGTGAGGCGAGACCTTTCCCCACGCCCCCTTCGCGAGCTTGCAGCGCTCCTTTGAACGTTTTTGTGCTCTTCCTTCGGATGAGCTTCTTTTTAAATCGCGGAGCTCTCTTTAATGGACCAACGGCTTTCTTCACTCATAGCCGCAATGGAGCAGCAACAGCTCGCCAACTGTCTTCCAGTTGCCTTTGATTGTGGACCAAGGGAAGTCCGTTCCTTCTCTCTCGCACATCGCTCTGTTTTCCTTATACAACGTCTCGCACCACGCATCAAGCAGCGCGAAGAGTTTTTCATTTCCAAAGCAATACATGCGAAAGTCGAGAGCGCGCAGCAACCGATACTGCACGTCATCATAGTGATTGCCGTATGTCATCGAGCATATCACCTTCTCGAAATCGGGCACACCAACAATCATGCCCCATCGGTACACGGCTCGCAGACTCAAGAACTCTCTCTCCATGATGTCTGTCGAATGTTTAATGTACTTGATAGTGAAGCCCAGGTCTTCATAGCCTTTCTGGAACTTCTCCCAGCTGAACCAACTCGAGATGTTTTGCATCTTCACACTCCCGAAGTTGTCATCTCCAACCAGCTTGAATCGGAAATTGGCCATTATCTCTTCATATGTGATGTCCGGCTTCATGCGGACCAACACGAGATACAGCACCAACGTGTGCAAAAGACAATTGTCGTCCAGAGTGTTAAACTCACCACTCGACGTTCCGCCATACTTACGTGTCAGATCGCCCTCCTCGAGGACGACCCAAGCATTGATGGCAAGATCGTAACTGCGCGACATCTCGCGCAAATTTTCGACTGTCTGCAAATGCTTTGGAAGCCACATGAACCTCAGTTGCATGATGGCCCATCGCAAATCGGGGGACACACTTCTGTCCCACCCCGACACGTCCGACTCAAAATACTCCGTGCCGAAATTTTTAAATTCGGTGAATAGGCGATTCCAACCGCCTTTAAAAGGACTCAGTCCGCAACCAAACCACAAATGTCTCTGGTTCTCGACCAGGGCGTCGTTTTGCTGTGCGAACTTCTGTACTTGGTACATGTGCAAATTTGCGGGTCCTGGGAGAAAGGTCCTTGTACTTTTCCCGACCTTACGCAGCTCCCATTTTGCGTTTTGCTGAAACACGCTCGGCAACGGGGCCGGCGTGCTCCACGAACGAATGTCCTGCACGTACTTAGCGAACCAGTCGCCATTTTCCGCCAGGTCCTTCTTTGACCAGAACTTGATATTCTCAGGATAGCCTGCACTGGCCTCTTTGCGTGTTCTGGCATACGCTTCCTCCCACGTCAAAAAACCGGCATTCCGAAGAACAAAAGCATAATGCCGGTACGTGAATGACATCGCCTTATCAATCAGTTTTTGCTCACAAAAAGTACTCAGCGCAGGCCGAGGTTGCAAAAATTTGGCGAACTCATCATACTGCGCCACCGGCGAAAAGACCGGGATGCGCCACACACTGTCGGGAATTTTCAGGAAGTACTGCTCTTGGCAGAATCGAACGAACCGCTCGTCTTTGAACTCTCTGGATTGACGAGGCGGTGAGCGAGGAAGACGCCCATACCACTCTTTGTCCTTCATTTGGCTGTTTTGCCAGGTTGCCGACGAACGATTGCCCAGCTTCAAATTGAACATGCCGAGCCACGCAGCCCAATCATAATCGTTCGCGGCTATGCGTTTGTTTTCAGGAACTCCTTCAGCTGCGCGATCGTGACGAACTCATTCGGCTGATCTTTGCCGTCGCCACGCGCATTATGCATGCCAACCACGCGAGCCGTCGCGGGGTTCCCCGCATCTGTGTTCTGGATGTACGCTCCTCCGCTGTACCCAGGTTTGGTCGTGTTCAGACACTTGCCAGGCTCAGTGAGCCGGCCCACCGTGACTTCTTGGTGGACGACGCTGAAGAGCGTGACCGGTTTCTCCATGTTCAGGTTGCCCGTAGGCCACGCCTGCACACGAGAATTCTCCGGAACTGCCCAGGCAATCACATCGCCCGCTTGCTTCTTTGCGTCTTTCATGTTCAACGCCCAGAACTCTTTTTTGTCCGTGGCGGCGCCCATCGGCGTCGTCGCGATCTTCATCGGGTCCGGAACGAACAGCGTCTTCACGTCGTTTTTGCTGAACAGATGCGCCTTGGTTACGAACCAAACAGCGCCGGTGTCAGTCGCCAACGGGTATCCCTCACCCACATCGACCATTTGAACACCTTTATCGGTCTCCTTTTTGACCATGACCGGTACGCGCTCGCCCTTGGCGAAATTCCACCCTCGCGGAACGTTGACAGCCGTGCAGTCCACCTTCGTGTTGACTGCTTCTTCGCGGTCCGTCAAACCACGCACTGCTGCAAACGCAGCCTCTGATGCTGCGGCAGCTGCCTCAGCGCTCGGAGCCTCTTTGGACTCGACACGCCAATCTTTCGGAAATTTGCATTTTTTGCAGCCATCCTTCTGAGCCGCAACAAAGCCTTTGCTCCAGAGCTTATAGCCCTTTGTGCCCGTAGGACACGCATCGAAGTGGCGTTGACACATCTCGCCTTTCTCCTCTTTGGACTTCTCAGCCCATTTTTTGCGATGATTGTCTGCCGCTTCTTGAGTTTTGTGTTTCAGCACTTTAGTTGCCGCGGCTTTTTCCATCACGGCCAACGAAGCTGCTGCTGTTTTCAGCCCCTCTGCGAGCTGCATATTGAGCGCTCTGGCCGCTTCGAGTTTCTCTTCCCATGCGACCTTCATTGCCTCCCACTTCTTGTCACTTGAGGCTGCGCTCACCGGAGTGTCAGGCCTGCTGCCCGCCGGCGAAGGATTTTGCTGGCGCATACGCTCGAGAATACGCTCCATCTCGTCCTCTCGTTCGTCATATTCGACTTCATAGTCCGATTTGACGTCCTCGATTGTGTGCGCGAAGTCAGGATCACTGCCCGTGACATCCTGCATCAGACGCTGACCATCATCAG